CTGCTTCTTCTATAACAAAGTTTTCTACAATCTTTAGTTCTGCTACATTGGACTCATACAACTTATCAATAAATTTTTCAAACTTCTTAATATCAGATTTTTGTCTAACGATTACTTTTACAATTTTATTAGAAAATTCTCTAGTATCAAAAGTTTGATGATCGGTATCTTCATAATATACATTATAAAAAATCCTATATGGATTGTTTACTGGATTATGTTCCAGAGTTTCTGTATCAAAGATGTGAAATCCACGAGTATCATTTACATCGTTCCAGAACATCTCATAGGGATTACCCAGGTAATAGATTCGTCCATCATCTGATCGAGTGTGATAGTGACCGGAGAAGACCTTCTCGAAGTTTGAATATAACTCGCTTGCATGACCGTTCTCCATGACGACACCTCTATGAGCTCTGAATCCTGAGAGTTCAAGGTGCCCCATCGCACACTTACTATTTGAATTCTTAATAACTTTGAAAGTTTTTTCCTCATTGTCCTGATTAATCCAGGGAATGAAAAGTATATTGCGATTATCTATCTTAACTTCAGTTGTTTCTGAATAAACTATAACATTATCATACTCACGCAGAAGTAGATCAACAGCATTGACCTCATTAGTATTTTTATAGTATGCAGTATGATTACCAACGATAGTATGAACACGAATACCCATGTCCTGCAATCTATCGTAGTAATTATTCTTTGCCCATGCTAGTGCAGAGAAGTCAATACCTTTACGACTATCAAAGGTATCTCCCATATCAATCACCACTTTGATATCATTCTCTTCCAAGTATGGAAAGAAAATATCATTATAGAACTTTAGGAAATAGTCGTGGAATAACTTAGAGTTCTTGCGAGCACCAAAGTGTTGATCTGTAATGATTACAACTTTCATTAATTACGGAGCTTGGAATGCACTGCATCTTTGATTTGATTATACTCGGAGTAATTTGATCCGTCAAGGGTGTTGTTGTCGTCAAACACCTCACTGAAACCAGACCGTTCAATGATCTTGTTCTTGATTTCTAACTGTCTTTTCTCTCGCTGAATACGACGCAGAAAAGCATAATGAATAATCTGAGTGAAATACGCAAAGGGATTCTGGGATTTCTCTGGATTAAAATTATGTATGTACTGAACACAGTTCTCAATTCCGTCAGAGATCATGTCCTCTTTGAACATGTAATTAACGAAGTTAGGTTTAAATGATAGATGATTTGCAATCTTCAGAAAACACTCACCAACATATCTTGGAATAGGTGGTTTTGTATCAAACCTTCTTGCTCTCTCTGATTTATCTTGTTCAGAAAGGATCTCTCCAAACTTTTTTCTATAAGCAATTTCAACTAATGTTCTATACTCAATCAGAGCAGCAAGGAACTCTTTATTATTGACGTAATGTTCCGATCTTTTTCTTTTTGTCATGCCTGGTTGAATCATAAAAATATCTCATATTATCTATAAATTATAACATCTTTAGATATACTTGACAAGTATTCAAATGTCCTATAGAATAACTCTGTTAGGGTTCATAGGGATGGCTTAGGTACTCTTAAATATCTTCTCTAAAATCTCTTTTACATCGTTTATATTGCCTAAGCGACCCATCTTACGATCTATAGTTGAATTATTTCCTTTTGGTTTATTTGCTGTTCTTATGTAATCTTGATACATCATTATCATTTCAATATCAGACGATTCGGACATTGTTAAGACATCATTCATATTGAGAATAAACATGTCATCTGTTGTGGTTTTTAACCATGGTTCTATTTTATATCCAACAACTCCAATTTTACTTTTAATTTCACCAACAACAATTGGATGTGAAACTAATAGCATAGTTCTATCACTCTCTTCAGATGCAGCTACTTTTGCAAATATTTCTTCACCTGTTTTTAATTTAAGTGTACAGTAAAAATCGTCTTCTATCATATCTTTAATTGAATAGTAATTATTTCATAGTTAAAGTTTTCTTCATTATATGTTTTGATTCTTTCTATAAAATGATTGAGTGTGTAATTTCTTCTGTTTTTTGTAGAGCAATCATCTGATATGTCATACAAAGTTGCTTTTACTTTGTCTTTTCCTTTTCTAAGAACTCGTCCAATACTTTGAAGATTGCGGACTCTTGATTTACTTGGAGAGGCAAAGATGACATTATGGAGATTTTTAATATTGATACCAGTAGAAAAAGTTCCATAAGATGCAACAATAATTGCGTTGTTTTCTTGCTCAGTAATCTCTCTTACCAATTCTCTTTCTTGGGTATCTACACCTCCATGTATAAAAAATACCTTACGGTCTTCACTCTTGTTATTATTTATCTCATCGTAGAGTATGGCACCATGTGCTTCGACTCTTGCAAAAAGAACAAGTGAATTACCTTTTAGATCTAAAGTAAGTTTGCGAATAAATCTATTTCTTTGCTCATGAGAAATTAAGTATTCAATTTCATCGTTATATGTTTCAAAAGTTTGTGGTGGATGTTTGAGAACAAGACACTGAATATCAAGTTGTGATAGATGTCCCTGTCTCATCAACTCATCAGTTCTTGTCACATTATAAGATGGTCCAAACAGTCCCTCTAACACCCACTTATGCGTCTGTGTGCCGTCTAAAGTACCAGTGAATCCAAATCTATACTTAGCATGATGAAGTTTGGTCATGATGTTAATAAGAGACTTAGACTTGAATAAATGTGCCTCATCACCTATAATAACACCATAGTCTTCAAAGAAAGATCTCTCTAGTTTATATACAGATTGCCAGGTCGTAATTGTCACTGGAGCTTCATTACTTTTTTCCCTACCAGAATAGATACGGTGACAATATGAATCAGCATCCCAACCATAATCAAGAAAATCCTTGTACATCTGTTCTACAAGAGATGTCGTCGGAACAACTAAGAGAATTTTTTGTCCTTTATCCACATAATATCTTACGAGGGAATAAATCATTAATGATTTGCCGCTCGCTGTGGGGCTTATCAATAGCTTTCGATTATGTCGTAAAGCATCATATACTCCCTCAACCTGATACTTTCTGGGAGTATGAGCACAAATAGAGTTCATGTAGTCCTTGACTCCTTCAAATGAAATCTGCTCATTGATTTCAAAAGGAAGTCCGTAGAACTTATTACTTTCAAATTTATAAGTGTATCCGTAGTTGTTGCAGAAAGATATAATCTTATCTAACAGACCGACATAGATTTGCTTTGACCGCATATCGTACAGGTGAATCTCTCCGTTCCATTGCCTATTACGATATTGAGGCATAAATTTCATATTGGGAACTTCAAACTTGAAGTGATCCCGCAACTCATATTCAATATGAGGTTCTGTATGAATCTTTAAAAATACTTCGTTAGACTTAGAAATAACAAGATTTACTGTCGTGTCAATCACATAGGTCCATTCATCTAAAAATATTTATTACATATTTTCAAACTTGTATTCTAATATCATTCTGTAAAGAGAGTCTCTGAGATGCCAGAGATGCTCTTGTTCATAAGCAGGTCTTGCTGGAGAACCCTCCCATTTTTCAATCCTTTTCAATACACAATGATGTAGAAGGCGTATATCCTCTATCCGTAGATAAATTTGATAATCAAATTCAACATCATCACTATTGAAGTCGTCTTGCATTATCCCAATCCGGACTGAAAACGAATAAACTCTATAGCGTTTTTAATCTGATATGTGCGATTTTGAATTACCTTCAGAATACTTTCCAAATAGTTAAGCATCGTATCGTAGTATTCAACTTTCAAAGATACGGAAGACAACTTATTATCTGCATCGAGATATTTTTGCATTGTCTCTTTATCTCTAATTTTCTTTGGAAAGGGATTGTCAATATAAACTTCTGGATCTGCTTTACCTGAAAAGTATTCATACCTTTCGTGGCGAATATTTTTCTTCTGTTGTTCCGCTTTCTTTTTAAGTAGAACTATGTTATTGTATACATCAAAGTATTTCGCATGAAGTGTTGGAATATTCAAAGATTCGGTATGAAGGTTGTCAATATCAATTTTTGAATCTTCCACCCACATCTTTTGGATGGTATCCAAATCAAAACTCATAAGGGTTTGCCATTTTTATCTAGTATATCATAGATAGTATACTTGAAAGTGACCTCTGCTGTAAAGTAATCAATGTCAACATCTGTGGCATCAAAAGATAAATCTGTTAATTGATATGGGAACATATCTTTAAATTTAACTTGGAAGTTAATGTTATTGTTACTGTTTAGAATGAAAAGAGTGCCATCTGAATAGATGTCCATAATCTTTTCTCTATTTGCTTCACCATATCTTTTACTATCCTGAAGGTCATATATTTCTTCAAGAGATTCTGGGAATCCTAATCCACGAATCCACTTCTGCATCTCCATATAGTTTTCAAGATTCTCATCGACAATGAATCTTAGCGTAAAGTCCTGAAAATCTATCTTATCTCCAGGAATTGGAATATTCTTAAGGTACGTTGGTTGTTCTGCTATACCAAGAGTTATGCCTGGTACGTTTGCAGAATTACCAAAGAATGATACTTTAGGAGTTCGATTCAAAATAAATTTAAATCCAACTGGAGATAGAAAATTTCTATTTTGTATCTGGTTGGCAAATGCGTTTGATACTGCCATTATCTCAGTTTTATATTTATTTAGATAAAAAAAGAGGGGGTCCGAAGACCACCCTCTGAAGAACGATGTGAACCGAATGGATCACATGATGTTCTTGACAGCAACGCGACGATAGTAGCGGTTCTTATTGACTGACAGGCGTCCCAGACCCTGCTCGGTTCCTTCTGCGAAGGGGTTCGCGACAAGACCGTAACGGGTCTTGAAGCCGATTTTAGGTTGGAAGGAGTTCTCTCCAACTGCACGAACCATCTGA